GGCCCTGGCGTCGTCGTAGGTCTTCCAGATCGGGACCCTGGCGTCGTCGTAGGTCTTCTGGATCGCGGCCATGGCGTCGGCGTAGGTCTTCTGGATCGCGGCCATGGCGTCGTCGTAGGTCTTCCAGATCGGGACCATGGCGTCGTCAATGACCGGGCGCAGCAGCCGCAGGCGAAGCGCTCGTTCTTTGGGTGCCTTGCTCGTCAAGATGTAGGCGATGCGTTCCTCAATCGGGTAGAGCCGCTCCTCGCAGAGGGTCTCGTGATGGATGTGCCAGCCCCACTTCGAGGGATGGGCGTCCCATGCGGCGCGGCAGAGGGCCGCTTCCTCCTCGGGCGTTCCGAGCGGCGGCTCACAGGTCGTCATTCGTCGTTACCTCCCGGCAGTGGCTCTAGCACCGCCATCTCGCATCGCCCGCCCAGCGCGGGGCTGTATTGGCACGTCCGGCAGCGGTCGCCATTGATAACCGTGATGACGCGGCGGTGTGCCTGGGGTGTCATGCGGCACCTCCGAAGATGCTCTCCCCGTCCCACGGGCAGTTCGGGCACTCGCGGGCATGGATCGCGGCCATGGCGTCGGCGTAGGTCTTCCAGATCGCGGCCATGGCGTCGTCGTAGGTCTTCTGGATCGCGGCCATGGCGTCGTCGTAGGTCTTCTGGATCGCGGCCCTGGCGTCGTCGTAGGTCTTCCAGATCGGGACCCTGGCGTCGTCGTAGGTCTTCTGGATCGCGGCCCTGGCGTCGTCGTAGGTCTTCCAGATCGGGGCTATGGCGTCGTCGTAGGTCTTCTGGATCGCGGCCATGGCGTCGGCGTAGGTCTTCTGGATCGCGGCCATGGCGTCGTCAATGACCGGGCGCAGCAGCCGCAGGCGAAGCGCTCGTTCTTTGGGTGCCTTGCTCGTCAAGATGTAGGCGATGCGTTCCTCAATCGGGTAGAGCCGGTCCTCGCAGAGGATCTCGTGATGGATGTGCCAGCCCCACTTCGAGGGATGGGCGTCCCATGCGGCGCGGCAGAGGGCCGCTTCCTCCTCGGGCGTTCCGAGCGGCGGCTCACAGGTCGTCATTCGTCGTTACCTCCCGGCAGTGGCTCTAGCACCGCCATCTCGCATCGCCCGCCCAGCGCGGGGCTGTATTGGCACGTCCGGCAGCGGTCGCCATTGATAACCGTGATGACGCGGCGGTGTGCCTGGGGTGTCATGCGGCACCTCCGAAGATGCTCCTGCCGTTCCACGGGCAGTTAGGGCACTCGGCGGAATGGGCAGGAGCCACGGCCTCGTGGTAGGCCTTCCGGGCAGCAGCCACGGCCTCGGCGCAGACCTCCCAGGCAGCAGCCACGGCCTCGTGGTAGGCCTTCCGGGCAGCAGCCACGGCCTCGGCGCAGACCTCCCAGGCAGCAGCCACGGCCTCGTCGTAGACCCCCCAGGCAGGAGCCACGGCCTCGTCGCGGACTGGCCGCATCAGGCGCAGGCGCGCGGCCCGCTCCTTGGGCGGCTTCTGGGTCAGGATGTAGGCGATGCGGTTCCCTGGCGCCTCGGTCAGCGGCTCGCAGAGGCTGTCGTGGTGTAGGTGCCAGACCATCGCGCCCACCTGAACGCCTTCGAACGCAGCGCGGCAGAGGGCCGCTTCCTCCTTGGGTGTGCCGAGCGGCGGGGTGAACTTGGTCGTGGCTACCTCCAACCAAACTCGATGTTCGTCCACGCGCCGTAGAACCAGAGGGCCGCAGCGGGGAGCAGGCACAGCAGCCACGCCACTTCGAGCTCGCGCTCCCGCGCCCAGCGGAAGCCGAGCGCTACCAGCGCGGCGCAGGCCACGAGCAGCAGCTTCACGCCAAGCAGGACGATGGGCGCCGCGGCGTACTCGCGCGCTCCGGCGGACTCGTCGGTCAGGCGCACCGCGAGCGGGCAGGCGGTGAAGGTCGCCCAGTCGGCGAGGCCGGAGAAGAGCAGCGCTCCGAGGCCGAGGGGCCGCAGGAAGCGGACATAACGCTCATTATCGGAAGCTGCGATCGGCTCCCCGCGACCGCGCCTTTGGCTCATAGCGAGAGAGTAGGGGACCGCGGGCCGCTTGTCAACCACCTATTGGGGAGAGTACTCTTTCCGATGCGCGGAAGCCCTGCGCCCTGGAGGTAAAGTCATGAAACGAGTCCTAGTTCTGCTCCCGATCCTGTTGCTGGCAGCCTGTTCGGCGACGAGTTCCGCCGCACCGGCTGGCCCGACCGCCACTCCTGGCCCAACCGCAGCGCCTACGCAACCGTCAGGGACGATCTGGTTTGGCGCGTCGGTCGATACCAGCGCCATGACGGTGACCGACCCCGGCACGGCGTTCGCCAGCACGGACCTTGTTGGCTGGGTCGCCATGCTGTCCGACTCAGTCAACGGCACAAGCCTCACGCTAACCCTCGCTTCAGTGGATGCCAGCGGCGCAGAGACGACGATCACGACCGAGCCGATGGCAGTCGCAAACCCCGGCGACAACGAGTTCGCTCACGCCCCTGACGACACGCTCGGATCGCTCGGTGCCGGGACCTATACACTGCGCTACATCCGCGGCAGCACCGTGCTCGCGTCCGGCACGGTGACCATCACGCCCTAGACACAGAAACGCCCCCGGCAGTCTCGCAGGACCACCGGGGGCGTTTCGTTCAGAGAGTCTTGTTGACGTAGTGCCAGGCGCCACCGTAGCGGAAGTAGATCCGGCCATCCGTACCGTCGACGGCGATGGTCCCATCGGGCGGAGTGGTCACAAAGTCGGCGTCTGAGATGGTGCCGGCCTTGTACCTGCTGGTCACTCCATCTGTGGCCGCCAGTTGGTTTGGCGTCGTCAGCACCCCCGCTGCGCTGCGGTAGAGTTGTGTGTCGACCGGCGTACCGAAGATAATGCCGCCGGCTGGCGTCCCGCCGCTGTCGAGGAGCTCCATCGCCATCGTAGAAACAACGTTACTGCCGGCAGTAACGCTAGTCCCGGCAGAAATAGATGTCCCGGCGTTTATCTGGTAGACAGTCCCTACGTTGCCGTTGCCGGTGTGTGTGAGAGCGACTGCACCCAGCTCGAAATAAGTTGAGGCGCTGTGCAGCACCGTCTCCCAGACATTCAGTTCAAGCCGTGCGTAGCGGGCATTCGATGGGGCGATAAATGCCGAGCCTCCGAAGTTTGTAAGAGCATGGCCCGATGTGTACGTGCTAGTGTCTGATGAGGTAGAGATGTAGGTGCTTGTGGAGTCGTACCAAAGGATGGAGCGCGCACAGTTTAGGGTAACACCAGCCGGGATGTTGTCTGCCCGAATGATGTCCGTATTCCACTGGTCCAGCGGCATTACCGGGGACAGGTCGTTCGTCAGCGCGACGTTGCCGCTCACGGACGAGCCCGTCGTGGCGAAGGTGAACTTGACGTAGTTTCCGCCCGGCCAGGTCGTATCGGCCACGACCGTCGCCGTGCCGAAGCTCGACCCGGCAGACCATGCCGTCCAGTAGGGCAGCCCGGTCGTGTGGCCCGTCGCATCATCGCGCGATATGCCGAGCGCCAGCGTTCCGGGCACGGCCTGCTGGAACATGTTGTTGTAGATGCCGCTCTGAATGAGCGACATGTACGACGGGCCAAAGCCGGAGCCGGTGATGTACGTTGGGTTGCCGTAGGGGTCGGTGAACCCCAGGCCGTAGGCGTTCGACGGGTTCGCTCCCGGAATCACCACGCCGATCTTGACGCGGCTGTACGTCCCATCCGTGACCTCAACGCCCACGTCGTTTGTGAAGTAGGTTCCGGGCGAGGCGATCTGCTGAGTCGTTGCCATGCTGACCTCAGATGGGATGCATCGTTCCGCCCTGTCCGGTCTGTCCGGTCTGGCCGGTGACCTTGCGGGCAGAGACGGGCTTGGACTTGGCCCTGTGGGCGGCCTTCTTGATTGCCACCGTCAGGGCCTTCGCCTGGGGAATGAGGCGTGTCTGCGTTCCACACGTCAGGGTGTATTGGCGGATGCCCGTACCGGAGAGCACCTTCATGTCGACCCCGGTGATGATGAACGACTTAGCCGTCCAGCCGAACGGCGTCGAAGTGATGGTGAGCGACTGGCCCTTGGCCCACCCGTCGAACCCCGTGACTACCGCGGTCACCGTCAACATGTTCTGGCGCATGTAGAACTCGGCCGTCGCCGCAGCGATGGCGCCGTTGCGGTCTACGGCGGAGGGAGCTTCCAGCGTATCCCAGCGCATCGGCGAACGTGGCAGCGTGGTAATGCCGCAGACTGAGGCGGTTACCGCGCCGGTGGCCGCCTCGGTTCCGCCGATGACCCACAGCGCGTCGATGTCCGCCGCGCCCTGATCGTCGACGCTCACGAGCGCCGGAACGCTGTGAACGAGGTCCGCCTGCTCTGCGATGTTGTAGGGCGCGGCCACGTCCCCGGCCGTCGTCAGGGTGTGAAGATGGCCGAGGTTGTCGACGTAGGCCACGCTGCCATTGACGCCGTTCGCTGCGAGCACCGCGTCGGTAGCGTTGCGCAGCGTCGTGCGGTCGCACGGGATGGAGGCCGGCATGGTCGACGAGTTCAAGACCTGGATGTAGCCGCCGACGCCGACGTTCGGTTCCTGGCACATGTTGGCGATGAGGCACTGGATCTGCGCCTGGTCGCTCGTTCCGTGCGCCCCGGCGTCCCAGGCGTCAAGGGGCTGCGCGAAGTCGAGCACCTCGGAGATCTGCGAACAGGTGACGTGCATGTCCGGCCAGGGGCCGCCAGTCCCGATGGCGGCGGTGGACTGGATCTGCTTGACGAACCCCTGGAAGAGATACGTGCTTTTCGACTGGTCGTACCACAGCACGCGTTGCTGCTTGGCGAGCCACCCGAACACGGCATTGTTGTGATCGTGGATGTCGAACTCAAGGGTCTGGATGCCCGTGAAGCCCGGGTCGCTCATGGCATAGCTGAGGCCGTCCACGATCCCGCTGATCTCATTCCCATTGATTAGCAGAGGGAACGGGATGGAGCGCGGCGTAGAGATACCGAGCGGCTGCGCCAGAGCTGCGGCAGGCATTAGAACGGCGCCTCGATGATCTCGGCCGTGACGTACACCGTGGCCGACGCCACGGCCGTCGTGTTCTTTACCGCGATGCCGTTCGAAGTCCCGGCCGCGATCTTGAGCATCTTGGTCAGGTCGTCGCCGAAGTCCCACTCACAGATGAGCGCGGTCGCACCGCTAGAATTACCCCAGAAGATCGCGCTTGTATGGTCGAGCACGTAACCACTCTCGGTGCCCTTCGAGGACGGCAGGGTCTGACACGTCGCGCCCGCTGCACCATCACTCAGATCGAGAGCCTGCGGTATCATCGCGGTGCCGTTAGAGCCAGCGCTAGTCAGGCGGTAGATATCCATCTGCGCCGCAGTAGAGGCGGACGCCGCGTTAAACTGGCGGACCCAGATATGATGAACGTAGACGTTCAGGGACGCGCCCGCCATGATCTCCATGAGATGCGAGTTCGCCGTGCTGGTGGAGAGCGGCGCGCCGTTGCTGGTAACGATGCGATATGTGGCGAGATACGGCAGCCCCGCGATGACCTTCTGATCCTGAACGGTTGTGGAGGCTTCAGTGTAGGTGGGGCCAGTGGCGATGAACGGGCCGCCGCCGTTGGTGACCTGGATGTGAGAACCTGTAGCCATCAGAAGCCTCCAAAGGATGCAGAGCTGCCATGCAGCGCGAAGCGCCGGCCGAGTTCAGCCTCAAGTGCATTGGCGAGGTCGCGTGCCTGCGCGGCGGTGGGCGGGAATGTTGAGCCGATGACGATGTTGAAAGTTGTGCCGCCGCCGCCGCTCATCTGATTGGCGGGGATGACGTACTCGCCGACCCCGGCCTCGGCCAACGTGGCGAGCGTGCCGCCGGGCACGGGTGGAACGTAGCCGCCGCCTGCGAGGTGGATGCCGCCGAGCGCCCCGCCGATTGAGCCGCCAAGGTTGCCAAGCCCTCCGGCAAGTTGCCCGATGGGGCTATTGGCTATGGCCTGGCCAGCGTCCTCAACTCCCTTGATGAGATCCGCCAGCTTCTGAATGACGGTTTGGATCATGTTCCAGAGGTCGCCAAAGTGGCCCACGAGCGCGCCGATGACCGTCCCGAACGCTTGGACCGGGGCGAGGCTGGCGAACCAGCCGAAGACGCTAGCGAGCCAGTTGGTGAGGTCTATCGCCTTGTCGATTAGCAGGGCGAAGTCCGTCGTGATAGCGGACATGACCTGCTCTATTCCCGGCCCGAACGTCGTGGCTGCCTTCTGCCACTCGTCGGAGAGCTTCGCTTGCGCTTTCTGCATCTCGGTCGCGCTATTGCGCGTGCCGCCGATCCGCTTTTCAAGAGCCGTCAGGACGAGGGTCTGGCGGTCGCCCGACTTGGCTGCGGCTTGCTGGGCCGTGTCGAGCTTGTTCTGTGCGCCGTGGAGGTTCAGCGAGGCTTGGGTGACCTTGTCCTCAGCCGCCTTGAGTTCCAGCGACTGCGCGGCCGTCAGCTTGTGTTTACCGGCGAGTTCGGTCTGTTTGAGCGTCAGGGCGGCCTGCGCACTCGCGAGATCCTTTGTCGCCGTCGTGACCCCGTTCTGTGCTTTGGTAACCGCAGCAGTGGGCGCCGTGAGAGTCGGAAGGACGATGCCGAGCTGCTTGAGGGACCGTGAGTTGCCCATCTCGGCCAGCTCAACGGCCTTCGCAGCATCGGCGAGACTCAAGTGCTTCGCCGCCGCTAGGTCGAGGATGGCCGGCATCGACTTCTGGATGTCTGCCCAGCTCTGCCCAGCCTGCGCCAGAGTCGTTACGGCGCCGCGTGTGGCGTCGGCGTTCTGCCCGTACTTCTCATTCGAGGCGATGAGGCTGTCGAGGTTGGTCTTTTCATTTGCGAGGCTGTCGCCGTGCGCCTTCAGGGCGGCATCCAGTACCTTGTCCTGAGCCTCGATGCTGTCGTAAGTCTTGCCGAGTTCGATGGCGGCACCCGTGAGTACCGCCATACCGGCGATGGCGGCGCCGACCGCCATGCCCTGCGGGCCGAGGCCGGTCAAGCCGCTGACCAGCCCCATGATGCCGCCGCCGCCGCTCTTACCCTCGGCCGCGGTGGCGTCCTTCTCGACGTTCTTTGTCGCCGTTGAGACGCCTGAGAGATTGACGCTCCCGGCGGCTGTCTCGGTCTTGGCGATGTCGGATTGGATCTGCTTGAACCCGGCCGAGGTCAGGTTCTTCATTTCGACGATGATCTGCAGGCTGTCGCCGCCGGAGAGGGCGCTTAGCATGTCAGTGCGTCCTTTCCGCGCGGAAGCGCGCGCTCTCGGTCTGCCAGTTTTCGAACATGGTTAGCTCGTTGCGGAAGCGCAGAACTTCCGCGATCTGACGATGGGGAGTGCGGAGCAGCTCGAAGTAAAGGCCGGGGTCGCCGTGCGCCAGCTCGAAGAGCGTGAAGCGCGGCGGCACGGGCTGTCCGGCGATCAGGGCGCGGGCAATGGCTCCGTCTTCGCTAAAGGGTCCACAGCTGCGCCGCCGCCCTCCTGGGCGATAGCTACGGCCTGCGAGACAGCGGTGATGAGCTTGCTACTCATCGAGCGCAGCGTGAACGTGAGCGGGTTGCCCTCTACGTCGGGGATGTTGTGTGCCACCACGAACCCGCCGAGCATCGTCACAAGGGGCTCGATGTTTTCGACCCGGGGGTCGCCCTGGGCGAGTGCCACCGCATCCTTTAGGTCGAGCCATTGGCCGATAGGCACGTTGGAGTGGCACTCCACCCAGCAGTTGTCCCAGGGCGGCGGGAGATAGATCCGCCGCACTTCATCCCAGCCGCTCATGGCAGCGTCGCCAGCGCGTTTGCGATGCTGACTTTCCAGTCGTACAGCGCGGTCGTGTCGTATTGGCTAGTGCCGGTCAGCTTGACCGTACGGATGGCGTCGGAGACGCCGAACGCCGCGGTCTGCCAGTAGCCGTAGAAGTCCATCGTGGCCGACTCGGGTGTGGACGGGTTGCTGGCGGGGATCATCGGCCCGGTGAGCACGACGCGGATGAGCCGCTCCGTGTCCGCATCGAAGGCCGTCAGTTCGGTTTGCGTGTTGTAGTGAACGTCGAGTTCTACCTGAACGGAGCGCGGCAGGCGGTACAGATCGTCGGGGTACAGGTTGCCGATGTTGTGGTAGATCTGCTTGCCCTGATTGTCCCAGGTGATCTTGCCGGAGAGGACATTGAGCGCCTGCGTGGTGCCGATCGTGCCGCCGCCCGCATCTATGTAGACCTTGGCGGTGGTTCCGGGCCAGACGTTGAGGCCGGTGCGCTCCGGCACGGCCGCCGTAACGGCCTGGTAGGTGGCCTGCTGGCAGAGAATGTCGGCCGTGCCCTTGACGGACGAGCCGGCCTGCCAACTGATCTCCAGCTTATTGACTATGCAGCCGGGCAACTGGACACCCTGCGTGTCGCTGTAGCCCTCGAACGTGGCGAACTTGAGATCATCCGCGACGAGGGACGGGGTGAAGGCATAGGTGTAGACGGAGCCCGATGTCGGGCCGGTGGCGGCCACGCTGCCTTTCCACGCCAGTTGGCCCCACCACGCGAGATCCGCGCCCGTGACGAAGAACGGCACGTTCAGCGTGGCGTGCTTCTCGGCCACGACGTGGCGGAAGTTCGCAATGTAGGAGCCCGTGTTCTCGGCGAGGAACTCCTCGGTCTTGACTTCCTCGTACCATGTAGTGCCCCGTTCGCCGTAGACCTTGCGGGTGGCGGGAACGGGGGTAAACCGTACAGTCTCCAGTCCTGCCTGGAGTCGCTCTAGGGCTATTGCACCGGCCATGCTTCTCTCCTATTCGTCCGGTACTTCCGGTCCGCCCTCGAATAGAACGACCCGGGCGGCTATCAACGGTTCTTTGCCTGCTGCGATGAAGGCACGATGAACAAACGGATTGCCTCTGGCGACTCCGCCGGGGGACGATGCGCGGGCCACGCCGGCGAAGGACAGCGCCTTAGCGCCAGCGCCGCCGCTGAACCAGGCGGGGTGCGGCGTGATCGGGCTGGACGGCGGGTTATGGCCGTGAACGACGAGGTGGGCGTGCGGCGCAACATCCTTAGCCGCATAGCCGCCGGGGACCGGCACCACGACTACCCGCGTCTCTAGGAGGTGCTTGTTGGTCTTGCGCTTGCCTTTGGCGGTGAACCCCGCAGCGACACCCTTGCCCCGGATCAACCGCGCTTCAAGCCGAATGTATTTGCGGAAGATGTTCGCGGCGGAGTGCGCGGCGCGCATCTTGTTTGTTTCGATGGCCGCCTCACGCTTGTTCATGTTCGCCACGAGCTGCTGGACGCCGTGGATGATGACCTCGCCACTCATTGGTAGACCACGGGCCGATCGACGAACACGGCCACGACGAAGTCGATGAGCTGCATCGGCTCGTTGTTGATCTCGTAATACTTGTCGCTGTCCCACGACTCGATCAGCGCCGCAGTTACCCCCAGCGCTGCAAGACCGAGGTCAATCCCCATGCCGGCCGATCCGCGGAACGCCACAATGAAGGCGTCGATCCACTCGTTCGTATCGTGCTGCGTCTGCTCCAGGTTTCGCAGTTTGCCCAAATAGACGCGCATCGGGAACCGGATCGCCAGCGACTCATGGGCTGCAGCCGTAAGGCGACCCGAAGGCGGCCCGATGACTGTCTGCGGCGCGGGTGGCAGGTTGCTCATCGGCGCGGCGTGAGCCCCGCGCATGGTCGAGATGTAGGCGCTACCGCCCGTGATGCCTGCGGCGACGGTGGCGAGCCCAGCGGCGATCTGGTTGTGTAGCGCATCGGCCATTAGATGATCCTCACGTCCTTACGCGCGTAGCGCGAGAGCGTCCACTTGTCCTCATACGTGAGGGCGCGGTTGATGACCTGCGTGCCGTCAGTACCGACTGACACCATCTCGCCACCCGTGCTACCGCGGCCGCGGTACAAAGCGACGGCCATATTCAGCCCGACCTCGGCGAGGTCATCGGGGGTCGCGGGCCAGCCCATCGCGGCATCCACGCGGCAGTTGTTGTAACCGGGGTAGAACGAGGGCGTGATGTCGCCGGGGAGCGGGACGTTGGTGATGCAGAGTTCAGTTCCCGGCCAGCCCGGCACGCGCTCTTGATAGTTCGGCCTAATGAACGTGTCAGAGTTGGGGATCGTGTACCACACGACGTTGACGGTGTTGCAGCCGCCCGAGCCCGCTGAGAACGTCGCCACCTCAAGGCTCGTTAGCGAGATGATGCCCAGCGGAATGGGCAACACCTTGCCGTTCTCATAGGAGTTGAAGCCATCGAAGACGTAGACCCGCTTGACGGCCCCGGTATGCGTGGAGGCGACGTTTGTTGCCGTGGTAACGGTCGAGCCGGAGATACCAGTTACCAGGACCGACTCGCGCGTCGCCGCGCCGAGCGCCTCGAAGCACAGCACATCGCCGACGTTGAGCCCCGCTACCGTCGTGAGCGTGCCGGTGCTCGTTCCCGCCGTGAAGCCCGACGCCACCGTGGTCGCGAAGGCGGGGATCGGCGCGAGGATGCGCCCCGTCCGCGTCTCGATCCACATGTTCGACTGGTCACAGCAGAGCTGGAGTAGCGTATCGTCCAGCGTGTCCTGATCGCCGAGGCGTGACTTGAGGTTCGCTAATGTGGCGTAGGTGCCTACAGCGGTGGCGGCCATAGATCAGGACCATTCGATGATGCGGACGTTGGTCAGGCCGACGCCGTAGATCGAGCCCGGCTGAGCCGCATACGGCCCCCACTGGGCGTTTGACGCAACGGCGGTACCGGAGGCCACGGTCGTGTTCGGCCCGCCGATGAAGAGGGTTGCGCCGTTGGAACCCGCGGCGTTGAAGACACTCATCTGGAACCGCCCCGTGAAGCCGTTGGAACCCAAGGCCACGGCGGTCGTAGTGCTCTGGAGGGTTTGAACAGAGTCCTGAACGGAATTGCCGAATACGCCGGGCATGGCTTCTCCAGGGGAGGTGGCCGGGGCGCAGGGAGGTGGACTACGCCCCGGCCGGGGAAATGGCTAGATGGTGATTACGTCGAAAATCACCGTCCAGGGTCCAGCGCCTCCGGCCGTGCCGGAGCTGGTGATCTGTCCAGTGACGCCGACGGCATTGGAGCCATAGCTCACGCCGCCGCGGTACTCGGACCCGTAGCCGTAGTTAGACGACTGCGCCCCAAAGTTCTTCCAAAGAATGTGAGGGTTGATGATCGCCCCGTTAGATCCGCCACTAGTGGCGTTCTTCAGGTCGTAGTGGTCGAGGTACTCTGTACCCGTGCCACCGACGACGCCGATGGACATGAGGCAGTACGTCATATTGGAGGGCGTAGCCCACGGGATGAGCCGGCCATTCGTAATGATGCTGCCCGCCGGAATCGTGAAGAGCAATTTGGCGGTCGAGTCGTTGACGTTCAGGACGTTCATAAACTGGACGACCTGACGACCTGACGGATAGTTCGTGTCTTGCGGGTTCGGCATAGCGGTTACTCCTTCGGGGGGTTACCCGCCTACTGAACGACGAACCCAGGCACGACCGCAAAGGCGGTTGGCTGAGTAAGGGCGAGGGAACCACGCCAGATGGCGCGCATCGCGGTCTGGTCCGTGGTGAACAGGATGTGCTCGCTGATAGCGATATCTACCGCGGCGCGCTCAAGGATCTTGCAGAAGTTGAAGTTGCCGATGAAGGCCGAGGTCGTGTTGGCCGTGGCCGTGCCCAACGTCGCCGTGTAGCTGAGCTGGGTCGAGAAGAACACCGGCACATTGAGGATCGTGCCGCGGGCAGCGGCCGGGTACGTCCAAGTCGAAGCCCCGACCGTGCTGATCGGCATGTTCGCTCCGCCGAGCGAATACATGTTGCCGTCGAGGAAGAGCGGGCGGCCCGCAGCATCCTTGATCGTCGCCAGGAACTGGCCGAGCGCCGGGTGCATGACGAAGGCCGTGGGCTCCGCGTTGACCCGGCGCAGCGCCCAGATCATCTGGACGATGCTGTCGTAGGTCGCTGGGGAGCCGTTGGTGACCGGGATGCCGGAGCCGGTGGGCGTGGTCAAGCCGGAGTACGAAGCGAGGCCCGTCAGGTTCGCGCCGGAGCCAGAGCCGACGAGGAACTGGTAGTCCTTCTGCAAGGCCACGTCGCGGGCGAGGGTCCTGCCGAGGTAGGCGTTCAGGGCCGGGTTGGCGTCGGCAAGCAGCTCGTTCGAATACTGCTTGTAGCCGTAGATCTTCTTGGTCGTGAACGTTTGCTGGGTGAACGTCGGGTCGCTCGCGGTGAGCGTTCCGGCTTCCGCCACGATGGTCGACGTGGCCGCCGTGCTTTCACGCGGGAGGGCCACGACGGGCGAGGTGATCGGGATCGTCTCGACGCCGGGGATGTTCTGAATCACGACCGCCGACGTGAGCGCGAGCACGAACTCGTCCTGCAGGTACTGGATCGGGGTCAACGCGCCAGCACCAGCGACGGTCGTGGTCGGTGTGCCTTCGGTCATGGCGCGGACGGCCATCTTCTGGAACTCGGAGTCGGTGTCTTTGAACGAGCCCTCAGAGAGAACGGCGCGGTAGGCGTCCACGTTGGCGGGCCAGGAGAACGAGTTGCCGCCCTCGTCCTTCTCATTAGGCGCAGCGGTAAACGGGAACATCGCCCGAGTCGCCTCGGTGAAGTCCTTTTCGAGCTCAGCGCTAGCTTTCTTCCACGAGCCGTAGCGCAGGGCGTTGACGGCACGGGCCATGTTCAGCGGCCGGGGCCGATGAACGATGACATTGGGCTTCTCGACGGGCTTAGGTCCGCCGGGCCGGTCCTCTTCCTTGACCGGGTTGAGGGAGCGGACGGCCTCGGTGGCGCCCTTGGCGGCCGCCTCCGTGACCATCTTCTCCAGGTCTGCTTGAGTGATCTCCATTGGTGCTCCTTGGGCATCAAAAAACCCGCCGTTTGGCGGGTCGGTTTGGGAGAAGGTGCGCGAGCTGTCAGCCGGTCAAGCGGGACACGGCCTCCTTCGCAGCACGGGCGGCGATTGCGTCGATGTCCGGGCGGAACGCTGCGTTCTCCCGTTCCACGATCTTGATCGTGGGCGGGGAGTCAGCCGAGCGGGAAGCCCCCTCATCGCTATCACCGTCAGGGGGAGTGCAGGCGTCACAGTTGGCACCTGCAGCAGTGGTGTGGTCGAGAATGGTGTGCGCGGCCTGGTGCGCCGCATCGAGGTTGTCCTGATCGGCTTTGGCGTTGCGCTTGCCGGCGCGCACGGCGGACTTCGCCGCATCGCCGATGCCGAGCTTCTTAGCTGCCGCCTGAATGGCGGGCATGGCCTTGTCCCCGAAGGGCGACTGCGGCGCGCGGGCGAGAGCGTTGCGGACGTGCGCGGCGTCATGAATCGGGAAGTGGCGCTTGGAGCGCGGTGTGGTCTTGCCTTGCTCGTCCTTGTCGCCGCCATCCTCGATGTAGGCGAACGCCGAGTCCGGCAGGTCGTTGATGTCCGCAGTCGCCATCGCGGCGCGTTCGGCGACGATGGTGATGACCTCGGCGGAGCGCGCGGCGATCTGCGCCCACGGGTTCGCCTCGGTCGGCGTGAGGCTTATCTCGTGGACGGGATAGGCGAGCAGCTCGCCGGTTTTGGGGTCTTCCTGGTAGGAGTGCTCTGCGCTGCCTGGCGAGAAGCCGAGCATCCCCTGATCTAGCAGCGGCTTGACCCGCGTCTCGTAATACTTATGTCGCTTGTCGATCTGCGCCTGCACCCACCTGCCGTCGTCCGCGTCGCGGACGGAAGTGGCATGCCCGAGAGTCGAGAAGCCGAAGTCGGGGTCGAAGCCGTGGTTATACCAGATCTTGATGGGCAGATCGATGGCAAGGTCGGTCCGGGCCGAGAAGTACGTCCGGTAGATGTCCTTACCATTGAACGGGCCGCCGTAGGGGATCGCCCGTCCCTCGATAGTGCGGGTGTCATCCGTCTCTTCAAGAGTGCGGACGGCCACGATGGGGCCAAAGGGATTGTCAGGCATGACTCTCTCCTAGTGCGGCGGCGATCTGCGCGGCGCTCTTTCGCCGCCGGAGCCCGTCTTCTATGACTTGACGATCCTCTTCCGTGAACCCGAGCGCCTCTACGTCAAGCGGCCCGCCGAACTTGACGAACGCGCGCACGGCCTGCTGCTGGTAGAGGTGCTTGCCGTAGGCGCTCATAGCGGCCGGCGCGCCGCCGGGGCCGGCGACGGTTTCCGGCGTCCGCAGGTCGGCCGGCAGGTCGAAGTAATCGCCCTGGCTCATACCGGGCTGGAACAGTTCGGCGGTGGACTGCGGGTTCTTCACGCCGCTGTTGACGTTCATCGCCGGGAACAGCGTCGCCAACAGGGCCGGGTCGGCGCTCGGATCGGGCCGGAGCGTGACGGTGGTCTTCGGCAGGACGCGGTTGCCCATGCCGCCCTTGAGCTTCTTCCCGATGCGGAACTGGCTGCGGTACTCGTCCGGCGTGCGGACTTGGTTGAGCACCTCGGAGAGCGCGATGTTCTTCTCAACGCTCATTGGCTCTTTGAGGGCGACGACGGTGGAGTAGTCGAAGGCCACCTTGGTCACCCCTGAGGGATCGAAGTCCGGCACGAGCCAGCCGTTGATGACATCGGCGATCCAGTTGAGCTTCGGGACTACCGTGTCCTCCCAGAAGATCTTGCGGGCGTCGCGCAGGCTGGCATAGGTAGTTAGCTTCTCGTCGTCTCCGGCGAGCACTAGGGGCACTCCTAGGACCGCACAGACGGTCATACGCGATACTCGCCGCGCCTGCAGCCACTCGGCGTCCTGCGGGTGCATCGCCAGCGGCACCCACTGCATTTCGATGGGCAGGATTGGGACGCGACCCGCGTTGTGCGGTCCCCGCAGGCGGGCCATCATCCGCTCGATGATGCCCTTGTCCTGGCTGGTGATCTCCGTTCCCTTGGCGGGTATCCACGCGCCCGGCGGCACGCTCCAGTTGCGGATGGTCGCGGCGGTGTGGATGGACGCCTCACGCTGCACGGTCATGTCGTTGCGCGCGGCGGACAGCGGGCTCACGAGGTCGAGCGGACTGGCGAGGTTGACGCTGCGAAACGCGACGATGTCCTTGGGCGCGATGTCCGTGGCGATGCCGGACTTCGGCGTGTAGTGGTACTGCAGCACCATGCGGCCGTCCGGTGCGTCATAGCGCACCGATGGCGCCGGCAGCCAGAACAACTCCTGCGGCGGGCCGCCGAGCTTGCCGCGAACCTTCATCCAGTAGCAGCCGCCCCAGATGGCCCACGATGCGATCGTGTACGCCTTGAGATCCGACCCGTTCATGTCGACGGGGTTGACCCAATCGAGCAGGTGCTGCAGATCCTTGCCCGCCTGGTTGTCCGTACCCATGACCGGCATGAGGTCAAGGCCGTCGCTCTGGTACTGGTAGACCCGCAGCGGCACGCTCTGCGCCGCCTCGATGAGCCGATTGACGCAGGCATGAACCCACGCCTCGTCGGCGGGCGCGCTGGCGTAGTCAGCCAGGAGGTTGTATTGGTCCTGGTTCTCTTCCGTGATCCCCATGAACACTTTCCAGGTGTTCGCGTCACGGAATGCTGGTGCCGTCCCGTTCATCACAAGCATGGGAGGCTGCATCATTGGTCGTTCCCTTCGATGAAGATCGGGCGGTGACAGCGCCAGCAGAAGGAATCGTCCCCGTCTAGGTCGTAATCGCTGTCCACGGCGGGCTGCGGGCAGCGACATACGCCGTCGTTACGCTTGGGTTTGGGTCGCTCGGCCTTGGCCCTGGGTCGCTCTTTCATGCCCATCCATGCCTACGGCGTGGCCGCTGCGTGACGGCGAGCGCCAGCGCCACCACGAGCGCCGAGCCGACCAAGCCGTCCGGGCCAACCTGCGGCGGGTGGAGCAGGTCGGCGGTGAGAGCGTCCTGCCCTTCGAGGTCCGGCATGAAGTGGAGCTGCTCGTTGTGGATCTTGATGACCAGGATGTTCACGAGCTCCTGGCGGGCGGTGCCGTGGACTTCGTAGAGCCGCCAGCGGTCGCGCTTCGCCAGTTCTGTCTCAGACGGGAACGAGCGCTTGACCGTCTTAGGTGCCAGGAGGTCCCAGAGCGCGCCGCCCAGCCCCTCAGAGTCCACGATGAACTGCGTCGTGGCGTCGGCCTCAAGCCCCTCGACGCACCGCACCACTTCCTCGACGTTGAACGGCAGGACGCGGATGTCAGTGACGACGTTGTTCCCCTGGACATCCTGGTCAACGACGATGACCCCGGCGCCGGTAGTCGTGATCGCGATGCCCACGTTGTTCATGGCCGCGCCTTCGGCAGTATCAGGCTGGCGATCCGGTCGGCGGTGAACAATGACGCGCCCGTCCGTCCGAAGGTGCATTCGTACTCGGCGGCGTAGGCGTCAGCGCTCATGGCGCGGCGCTCACCGGCCAGGAAGTCGGCGCTGATCGTCGATACGTCGGCGGAGCGGACGCGGAAGTGCGCCCATGCCGGGTCGTTGGCCCGGTACATGTCGTAGAAGTCGCCCGTCTCCGCGGCCGGCGTGGACTGGACTACCAGCCGGCCTCCGGTGGCAACCAGCGCCCGCGCGGCGACTACGGTGTCGTGCTCTAGGTACGCCGCCTCATCGAGAATGAGCAGGCGCGCCGACCAACCGCGGACGCTGCGCGCCGACCCCGGCAGGGACAGGATGCGTGAGCCGTTGCGGAGCCGCAAGAGCGAGGCGGAGTCCTGTGGTAGCGCTTCGCCGAGTGCCCGCAGGCCCATCCGGGCTCGAGTGCAGATCTCGGTGGACTGCTTGAGGCTCGGTGAGACGATCGCCGCCAGCGAGTTGGGGACGTAGATCGCCTGGTGGATGCAGAGCGCCGCCGCAGCGAGCGACGCACCGATCTGCCGACCCTTGAGGACGAGCGCCGGGCGGTCTTCCCGCAGGTAGCGCTTCTGCCAGTCCAGCGCTGGGAAGCCGAACGCCCGCTCGAACACGGCGACCGGGTCCAGCGCGGCCAGCAGATCCTCGCGGATCATGCCGTTCGCTCCAGGTAGGCTATAAGCGCCTTCAGGGTGGCGGGATTGTCTTCCACTCCGCCGAGCGCCTGGTTGCAGCCACGGCAGAGATAGCCGCGGACGCAATGGCGGCAGCCGACCGCGCCGGGACAGTGACGGTGATCGTGATCGAGCTGCAGTCCCCGCGTCTCCGGGCAGGCGGCGCAGTGACCGCCTTGAAGGACGAGCAGCGCGTCCTGTTCGTCGGCGGTCAGGCCGTGCTTACGTCGGCGAACCGGAGCGCGAGAGTCGTTCGATCCGATGATCCGCTGCCTACCGTATCGCATCGGCCACCGCCTGGCGTGCTTCGGGGTAGGGTTCAAGCGCCCGCAGGATGGCGGTGCGCAGCGCGATCCACTCCGGGTCGATTAGGACGTTGTAGGCGGGCCGCTCGGCGCTCTGCGCCGCGACGGCGTGGAGCGCGAGGCGGTACTCGCGTGCCGCGGCCGTGTCGCCCCCAAGGGCGGGCGTCCGTAGGGCGGTGGTAAGCTCGACCAGCGGGTCGGTGCCGGGTCGGTTGACCGGCGCGTCGAACCTGCGGGCGTGGCTGCGAGCGTGGCGCTTCATGGACTCCGGCGGCAAGCCGAACTCGACGGCGAGCGAATGCGCGCTGCGGCCCGCGGCGAGCGCTGCGTCCACGTCCTGCACGCGCTCGTCCAGGCAGACTTTGCATCTCATGGATTATGCAAGCGCATGCATGCGCCGCCTCGGGACTGCATAAAGTGCTGAGTGGTTCCTGAACGTTTGCTGAACGTTCGGAGACGGTGAACGGATAGGCGGTTTCAGGATGCCTTACGAATAGAGAGTAAATGCGACCATCAGCCTACGAAACGAAGGCACCATGCGCTGCGGGTCGCTAAACGTAAGGGGGTCACTTGTTTTTGTTGGGTTCGGTCTTCAATTTGGAGCGCGCCGCGCTACAAAAGACCGTCGGCTGCTGCACAGTATGCAGGCGCTATGCATGCTACTCCGCGCATATCCATGCACTACTCACACACAGCAGGCATGCACGGCGCGCCGTTCTACGTACCCACCCACAAACCCAGGCCAAACTCAGGCGAGTCGTGGTGACATGTGGGTGGCGGATAGGGCAGGAGTCGAACCTGCATCGACTCGCGCCGAGTCGCTTAGCGGGCGACTGCCTTCACCATTCGGCCACCTATCCGCGCGCCGTTGGCATGAGGACTAGTGCCAAAGCAAGAGTCGTTGTGTCGTTGTATGTACCCTAGTGCAAACCCAGCGCTGCTCGTGCCTCATCCTTGGTGATAATGTCGCTGTTCGTTAGCAGCGTCAGCGCATCAATCACCCTGCCTGGTTCACAGTTGGCGCGGATGATGCCGAGCAATGCAGACCGACCGATCTCTTCTTCTAGTTCGACATCGGCCTTCTCATCGCGCTCTACGATCTCGCGCCAGCCGACCGGATGCCGACTCACTCTAGCCATCACGCCACCCTACATAGTTCGCTGAACTGCGCTGCTGCCGTATCCCAATTGAAGCGCTTGACGTGTTCGATGCCGTTGTGTCCTAGCTCTTCACGCAACTCAGGATCGTCTATCAGCAGCTCGACCGTTCGCCGTAGCTCGTCCTCGTCAGGGTTCGCCCAGCGATGGTTGTATTCGTTGTCTTCATAGTGAGCGACCTTGACCAACAGGCCGCCCGTGCCGATGACCTCTGGCACAGCTGAGTCGTTGATACCAACCGCCGGCACACCGCAGGCGAGCGACTCAGCGATCGTCAGACCGAAACCCTCCGGGCCGCACGAGACGTAGATATCCGCAGCGTTGTAGAGCTCGGCGAGCTTGACGGCGCTCATGCCGCGCCAAGTGTTGTGTTTCTGGGTGAAGCCAACGTGCTTGCGAGCTTCCGGCGGCATCTTGGCCGTTTCATACTCGAGCGCACCCGCTTGGTCCTGCACGCGGCAGTGGATGACCAGATCTACGTCGCCACGCAGCAGCGTTGGCGTCAGGGCGCGCAGCATCGCCGGATAGCGCTTGCGGCGCATGTAGCGGTCGCAGCGCAGCAGGACGATATGGCTTGGATCAAGACCGAAGTCGAAGCGCGCCTGCCGCTTGCTCTTGACCGTCAGCCCGTTCTGGATGATCGTCCCATCGACGACATTGCGGATCTCGGGGATCTGCAATGGCAGAGGATGAAATATCGAGGTGTCTACGCCATGCGGGATGACCGGCGGGCGCTTGCCGGTTACCTTTTCGATCTGATCAGCGCCAAACTGACTCAGAGCGATCGGATGGATGATCTGCCAGAAGTTGCCTTGCTCCGGGCTGAGATCATCTCCCTCGATGGGGCAGTAGTGAAGCACATTGCGCTTGGAGAAGGCGTCGAAGAGCGCCTGGCCGTTGCCCGCGACCTGCTGCAGCGCCTGGCCGTAGTCTGCCGTCAACACGACGGTATCCGGCAGCCAGCCGTCGTCGGGAAAGCCGATCGTTAGGACGTTCACCAGATCACCCGGCGGCACCATCGCTAGGATGCCCGAATCCGCGCCGCCGTGGTGCCACCACGTGGCGTTCTGCACGAGCGTCCGCACGTCATGGCCCATCGCCCGCAGACGCGGCACGATGTTGTTGGTGACGGTGCCGAAGCCCGTGTCGGCGCTGTCGCCGAACCAGAGGACGCGGCTCATGGCAGCTTGCCCTGAGCCCAACGCCGCTTACTGAAGCCCTTCGCACGCTGCGGCAGCAGCGGAGCCAGCCAAGACGGCACGTTGTCTCCCTTCACCTCTACGACAGACGACGGCAGCGCAACGGTGCCACTCTTGACGTTCTGATCCACCGTGACGCGGACGTTCGGCAAGTCCCAAGCCAGGCGGCTGTACGTGACTCTGCCGTTGAACCGGAAGCCATTCGGCACGTCGTGGCGACCAAGTTTGGTCGGCACGCGATGCTTCACGACGTTCTTGCCCCGCGCCTGCTTGCGCTCCATCCAAGCCGTAGGCTCATCGTTGTAGTAGCGAAGCCGATAGCGCGCGCCGTTGCGCGGCGGCGACAGGTACGCCGTCAAGATGTTGTATTGGTCCGGCTTGCCTTTGGTCCGCAACGCTTTGATGATCGGCGCCGGATCTTTGACGAGATAGCGGCGTTCGTCGCGCTGGATCTCCGTCTGCGAGCCGATCACTGGTGATCTGCCATCCAAGCAAGGACGCAGCGGACCGAGCAGAATACGCCCTCAGGCGAGAGCAGATACCTTCCCCCAAGATAGGGCCAACCCCCACTAAGATCACGGGGAAGACACAACCAGGTGGCTGGGCAGTAAATATCCATCACGTCTAGGCGTCTAGTCTCGGTCTTAGAGCAGTGACGGCAAGTGAACTGAGCCTCTATGGGAACCTGGAGCGTAATTCCGATCACGCGATCAACTCCCGCACCTTCTCCGCATCGCCAGCCCAGTCTGTCGTCTCATCGAACACCCGGCGGATGGCACGGCACATCGCTTCGTGGCGCGGCGGATCGGCGCTAATCTCGCGGATGAGCGCTATCGCTTCCTCGATGGGATGCTTGTCGAAATCGATACACGTTTCGAGGTCGCGCCAAAACACGCTGGCGTTCTTGCCGTTGTAGAACGAGCCGTGACCGATCAGCGGTCGGCCGATGGCCGCCCAGTAGTGAATGACGTGGCCGAAGCCGTCGCCCTGCGGCTTGTCGTGCCAGCCCCAACCGGAACAGCGCATCAACTCTGCCGTGTCGCTGATCGGCTTGATGTTGCCTTGTGGTCCACTGATCCCGTGGATGCTAAACCGGAAGTCGGGCTGCATCCGCATCGTTTCCAGGGCCGTGCCGAGTTCGGGATGATCAACGCAGATCTCCGGCATGCAGTTGACGAACGACCGGACGACGTGACGCTCCTGCGGCGGCCAAAACGCGAACAGCCCGTCGCTGTCGAACTCCTGCCCGATCTGCACGCCGCGCCCCAGCAGCGGCATCTCCGAGCTGTTCAGGACAAGCGGGTCAAGCGTCCAGTCGATCTGCTGGTTCGTGTTGCCGACGCCGTAAAGGAACTTCGCGCCGTGCTCTTCGGCGAAGCGGTAGAAGCCCTGCTGGTTCTCCTGAACAGTGGCGAGCGTGGCGAACCACGGCATCTTGCGAGCCCGCTCAAGCGTTACGCCATAGATCGGTCGGTCGGGGAACTCGGGATCATAGGTGCGAGCCTGACTATGCAGGAGCCAGCGTTGTAGCCAAGGGTTGGTTTCGGCGCGCAGTTCGTCGCTGTAGGTGAACCGCATCCCGCTCAGGTCGAAGTCCGCCGCCATGAGGTACTGCTGCGCCAGCCGGTCGTCGCCGAACACCTGGCCGAAGCGCCAGTAGCCCTCGTCCCACCACTCGTGGCCGATGGGCGTGTAGAGCGTGTGGCCGAGGCGATCCTCGAAGAGGAGCTGGAGCGAGTTGTAGAGCCCGGCGTGGTGGCGGTCTACGAGGATGTTCGTGGCGCACCCAGAAACGCCCGCCATTGCGCGGCGATCTTGTCACGACCAAAGTTCTCAATGGCCCAGTCGCGCCCCTCATCCCCGACCAGCGGTGTCCTCAGCAGAATTTCAAGATGCTGACGCACCACGGCCGGGTTGTCGTCCCAATCGCCCGCCAATTCGTGCCCCTCAAACAACTTTGGCCCGTAAGGGAAGATCTGCATATGCTCCGGCCCAATCGAGACGACCGGGATGCCGGTCATCATCGCCTCGATGAGCCCGAGGGTGTATGAGGCGGGTTGCGTGCCGGTGTACAGGTAGCAGCGCGACGTGCGCAGCAGCGCACGCATGTCATCATAGCCGACGCGCCCAATGCCGCCGCTCGTCTCGCTGTTGTTGCCCGCGATCAGCGTCGGCAGTCCTGCGGTGGCTTCAAGGAAGAACGGCCAGTTGAGCCAGCGGTCGCGCTCGTGCGGCTTGTCGGAGTGCTGGCTGATGTTCAGGACGACGGCGTTCTCGCCGGTCCAGCCGTACCACTCCGCCGGGTCTTTGTAGAAGCGGATAAGCGCATCCTCGCCCGCATAGCCGGGGATGTTGCGCTCCTTGGGCGAGTAGCGGACGATCTGCAGCCCCTGGCGGCGCAGCGGCGCCATCAGCCGCTCGTTGTGCTCGACGCTCTGTCCGACCGTGCGCCAGATGACGCGCTTCTCCCGAAGTCGCGGCCAGTCCGGCAGCAGCCAGGTATGTTCAAGGTGGTGGCAGATGATGACATCGGCCCAGTCGAACACCGCATCGGGCAGGACGTACTTGGCCCAGTCGACCTTATCCTTCGCCGGGCCATAGAGATCCGCCATGAGCCGCCGATACTCGTCACAGGCTTCGCGCAGTTCCGGGTGATCCGGTACGTCGGGGAGCGGCGGGCGGGCGTCGTCGCCGGGATGGGCGGGGTCGCTGTACGCGCCGAGGCTGAACACGTCATAGCCGAGGGACGACAGCAGCTTGACCTGGTCGTACTCCTCGATTGAGTGCGCCAACAGGAGGACGATGTTCACGCAGCCGCCTCCGCTACGTATGGCTTGCTCCAGAGCGTCTGGTACTCATCCGCAAGACATTCCCAGCCCGCATCCCAAAGCAGCTTCTTCGCCAGGCGTGCCTTGCCCCCACCGGGCAGGCCCGCGTCATCGATCAGGACGAGCGCGCCAAGGGGTAGCATCGGCATCGCGGCCGATACTTCAGCACGACAATGCTGCTGACTTGGATCAATGATCTCGTGGTGCTGCGCCACAATCTCCGCCTCGGGCATGGCCCTTAGCGTGGCGATTGCGACATCAAGATCCGTTTTGCCACCGTATAGATCACAAAGCGCGCCGAAGGGATAATCCAGGCTGTCGAGATAGAGCAGGTCTATCCGACGGCGGTTGCGCCGTAGCGCCGCGACGGAGTGGGCGAGCGTGTATTGAATCGGGTATCCAACCATCAACTTGCACGCCGCTAGATGGTCCACATCGTTATCGATGGTTCGGAGGCTACCGCCATGCTCCCTGATCCACTGAGCGAACACCAACGTGCTCATCCCGTCACCAGACCAGTTGTCCGGCTCCCGAGCGCAGCCCGTCTCGATGATCCGACTACCGCCGCGTTGCTCAAGCAACTTTAGCGCGAGTCGCATCGTGCCTTCGCGCTTGCCGAGTTTGGCGAACATCTCGTCAAGCGTCACGTCGCACCGCGTGAAACCCGCCCGGTCCTGCCTCTGGTCCGGTAAATGTCACATCGAATCCCGGCAGCAGTGCCACCAGATCGGACCGCGAGTGGTCTGCGGTGTTGTGCCATTCACCGTGCCAGCAGGTTTGCGGCGAGATCCGCGAGATACTGCTGCACTTCCGGCTCGCACTGCCCACAGACCAGGACGCGCAGTTCGTCGATCTCGTCCGCCCACGTCCGGTAATGGCGCAGCCAGTAGGCCAGGAGGAACGGGTCGCTCCCGGCTGGCAGTAGACCTATTCTCAAGAGCACCTCCGATGTTTGTTTGACACGCTCCAGACTGCAGCCACCGCCGCGAGAGCTTCCGTCCGGTGGAAGCCCGGTCCATCTCTGGGCCGATCCGGCATCCGGTGGATTTGATGCAGCTTTGAGGTCTTCGCTTTCAGCCTTCCAATTCAGGAGCTTTGACCGTTGCCCTTTTAGCTTTCCAACATAGCAAGGCTGCTATAGCAAAGCAGTCACGCACTGGACTCGAACCAGTGACACTCGCCTTATCGGGGCGATGCTCTACCAACTGAGCTAGCGTGTCTTGGGGTTCCGGTCTTCTCCCAGTTCGCCGACGAAGCGTGCCCCTTTCCTAGATGTCGATGGTGACCGTGGCGTTCTTCAACGAGAGCTGGCCGTCGAGCATGCCGAGCATCGTCTCGATAGCCTCCATCTCATCGCTGAGCGCCTTTTCGTTGATGTTTACGATGTAGTCAGCCGTGAAGCCCTGGTCATCCTTCACAACCTGCACGCCCTGCTGCATGGCCTTCTGACGGATGCTGTTGAGGCTGTTCGAGAGGGCGCGGAGGAATGTTTGTCGCTTCGGCGCCACCTCGCGCCGCCATGTCAACCAATCCACGACGGTTCGCGTCGTCTCGCCGATGGTGATAGTGGTCGCAGCGTTCGCCGCCTGAATAGCCGCCCGAATGAGGATGAGCCGCGATTGCAGGTCGACGATCCCTTGCTGCTCTTGCTCGATGAGCTTGACCGAGCCGCCGTCCTTTTCGTGCGGGTCGCGCACGGCGCTCTGGCGGAAGAGGAACTGGGTGATGAACTCCTGCTTCTTGATGATCCGCTTGTCAATCGTCGGGATCTCTGCCAGTGCTTCCGTAATCGTGAGCTTTGCCACCTTCACACCTCCCGGGCACGCCCAACCATCGTGGAGAACGTAACCCGTATCGTTCCTGGGGCTGCGGCTAGTGCCGCGACATTCAATTAGCGGACGGTATAAGCGCCGGCGAACAAACCGAGCGCGCCGTAGAGGAACAACTCGAACGCCTCATGCGGCCACTTGAGCCGATCCGCCACACGCTCCCAGTCATAGCCGGAGCGCACTACTTCAGCGATGACACGAGCTGAGAACGGCCGGGGCCTATCACCACCGCGCGAGAACTCCAAGAGCGATGCGCGGAATGGGTAGACGAAACGGCCATCCCCGCTGCGGGTTTGAACCTTCTCGATGTAGCGTCGGAACTCCGGCGTGGCTTTCGGCGAGCCAAGCACTGACTCAGGCTCGACATCCTCGAAGTGCAGAGCGGTTGGAATGGGCTCGCCGCCCGCAACCTCGCGCAGCCAGGCGAGCCGCCCGGTGAGCGTGGTGGGGCAGCGCGGCGTATGGTCGATGTACCGAACGCCGACGGGCGAGCCAGAGGTGACGCTCATCGATGTCGCCACATATCGAATACCCACATCCCGCAGAAGCCCATGAGAAGGCCGAGCAAGAGGAAGACGAGCACTAGGCGCCTGTGATGAAGTCCCAGACAGCGCGGCGGAGCGCGTTCAGGACGACGTTGCCGAGCGCCAAGCCGATGGCGTACAGCCAGTCGGAGTAGTCACCCGACGGCACGACGATGGTGAAGCCAGCCAGGCCCACAAGGAAGGCCGTCCAGAAGTCAGCGACGAACTTCTGAACCGGAATCGGGAGGGCGTTCCAGAATGCAACGAGCTTGGACATAGGACTCCTTATGCGGCGATCTGCTTGCCGGTGAGCGCCGTATAGTCGGCGCGAAGTTGCTCTTGACGAGTTGGCGTCAGGGTCGGCCAGATCTCCGCCCAGACGATGACGAAGACTTCCTCGACCTGGTGGGCGATGAACGAGTCGCTCATGTTGACCCGCTTGCCCCAGGTGATGATGCCGGTGCGATCCGGCCCGAGGCCGGGCGAGTGGGGATTGACTGGCAGGACGGTCGTGTACGAGCCGCCGCTTACGCCGTGCCCGCCCCAGACGGGTGACGGTTCGTAGTTCCAGACGGCGGGCTGACGCTGCTGCGCGGTATCGAGCTGCACGCCGAAGTAGACCGCGCGAAACTCGTCCATCGCATCGCGGATGGCTGTCAGGTCCGTCGGCACCTTGGCGAAGCAAAGCGGCTTGCGACCGCTGATCCCGTAGCGCATGAGCGCATCGAGCGCGACCTGGCTGACGCAGCCGCGGTCGCCTGGTCCGCCGGGATCGGACGGGTCGAAGTCGGGGTTGACGCGCTTGTATAGGTCCAGCGTCGCGCTGCTCGTGATGCCGGGGTCTTTGAGGCCCGACGCGACGTAGGCCACCTCGCAGTCGTGGCCGATGGCGGCTATCACGCAGTCGCCGTACTTGAGATTGCCGAGGTTGTTGTACCTCTTGATCAGGCCGTTGTTGTCCACGGCTGGCGGCGGAACAGGCAGGGCGATCTCGGCGCGCGACGGGAGCATGAGGACCGGGCGATCCGGGATTGGATCGGGCAGCCGGCCGAGTCTACCGATGGTCATGACTTGCTCCTGAAACCGATGGGCCGGGGCCGCCGCTCAAGGATCACTTCGCCCCTTGGGCCATAGAGCAGCGGCTCGCGAGCCTCTTTGTTCTCTGGGACCTGTACGGCGTGCTCTTTGCGAGCCGTCATGTCCTCTTCCCACTGATACCAACCGTGTGGCATGGCAATGCCCCACTGACTGCGAGTCACGGCAACCTCGTGTATTCATCGGGAGGAACTTCAATCTCTCGATCCGGGTAGATATCTCTTCCGAATCCGCTGATCGGCGGCAGGTTGCGGTCAAGATGCTTGAGCGGTCGCGCGCCAGCATCCATCTCGACGCGCAGCTCGGCGCGCAGCGTCTCCAGGTAGCGGCGGTAGGAGCGGTAGTCGAGGATGCCGACGGTGGCGCAGACGGCCAGGAAGATGACGAGGAGGGCGAGGACCTGCGGGGCGGTCATCGGTCAGTCTCCCATCGCATGCAGTGACAACGGCGGCAGGCATCCCGATACTCGAAGGCGTTCAGTTCCCAGACGTGCCCCGCTACGCGACAGATAAGCCCCATTGCCCGTTCGCGACGAGTAGCGTCCAGAAACCTAAATGTCTTGGCGCTCATACGTGCCCCGAGCTAAACAGCAGCGCCGCGAAGGAGGGCGAGAACCTGCGGCGCGCTCATCGCTTGACCTTCCAGCCCGCGGAGTTCCAGTGATCGGGGTGGATCGCGTCGCAGCGCCGACACGCCCGGGTGGCCATACCGTGGCCAGGTGCCCAGTAGTGCCAGCCGCTACGCCATTGGTGACCGAGCAATCGGCAGAGCAGGCGCTTCATCGGGGCACCCGCTCCGCAATCGCTAGGATCAATGTCCCGAGGGCGCCGAAGGCAGCTACGCCCATAGCAACGATGAGTCCGACCCGCCAGCGGAATGAGAGGGCGTGCGCCTCGGCTTGCTCGCTGCGCTGTTCGGCCAACGCATCCTCAACCGCCCGGGCGATCTTCAGGTTGTTCACGTCCGTGATAACGATGTCTAGCTTCCCCTCGATGCGGCCGAGGCTCTTGTTGGTTTCGTCCCGTAGTTGCGTGATCAGGACTGACAGCGACTCGCTCATGCTCGTACTACCTTCACACCCGGCGCGGCCATGATGCTGCGCGCCAACTCGACCGCAGCCTTGACCTCTGGGTTGTCCGGCGGCAGTTGCAGCGCGGCGACAAAGCCGGCTTTGAAAAGGAACTCGGCATCGTCGGTTGGCAGGCCCTCATCGCTCGCAGCCAGCCAGACGCGGTCAGCCAGCGCGGCGAGCGGGTTGTCGGCGTTCATGTATCGCCCTGGCCCCAGCGAGGTTCCAGCGGCCCGTGGCTAAGTCGGGCAGTGGCAACAAGTACGCTTGGGACTAAGGACCGCGACAGAGGGCTACGGGCCCACGAGGGGGCCCACGCCATGTCGCAACCCAACCCGAGGGGGCCAGGGCGGCCGGTTGCCAACCGGACAGGAAGGCTAGTCACGGGCGGTGCGCTCGGAAACTCAAGCCAGGCCACCTTTCTGGCTTGAGATCATCGGCATGATAGAGACTTTCGGCGTTGACCTGAGAGCCGAGCGGCACTGCGGATGGATAATCCTCAGTGCTTCCGAACTCCTCGTATCGGTGGTCCTCGAAGTGGCGGTAGGCGATCTCGTAGAAGGGGCCGGGGCCTGGATCGTCGTAGTCGTCGTAGTCGTCGTAGTCTTTAGACATGAGAGGTCCTCATGTCTTTATCATCTCACAGTTTGCGCAAGTACGCAAGGAGATGGGCAAATAAACGCCGGGAATAGCCCGCGATTGGCTAGATTGGGCGATTATCGCTTGCCGGAGTGCAGGCGCCAGTAGCAGCGCAGCACCTCCAGCTCGCGCGGCGTGGGCGGCGTCATGGCAGCCGTCTATCCGCCCAACTGGCCAAGTCGAGTAGAAGGCGATCCGCCGAGGCAAGGGAGCAGACGAGGCACCGAAGGAGCTTCATCCTTCGCCTCGCAGCTTCGCAGTCAGGGCGCGGAGAGCGGCGGCGGGGGTGGGACCTTCGGCCTTGACATAACGCGGGCCACCGAACGGCCGACCGCAACAAGCACAGGGCGAGCGGAGGTCCCGGAGTTTGACCTCCGCGATCCACGCCTCAGGCTCATAGCCTTCCATGCTCAGTTCGGCCTTGGCCCAATGCATGGTCAGATGTGCGTCGCAATCCGCGTCCGCTGACTCGATGGCTGCTTCTGCCTCAGCCCATGCGGCGTCGAGAGAGTCAGAAGTGACGCGCCGAACCTCCCAACCGGCCCGTTCAAGGTTGAGCACGGTCATATTGCCGTGGAGTCCGCCTTCCTGGATGACTGCGGCTCGTTCAAGAGCCTCGTTGGGTTCGAGCCGCGAGCAAGAGTCGAGATGCTCCGCAAGGAGTCCGTCGCATTCCGGACAGACCACGAACCCGCCGCGCATCCTCGGTTCGTTCATCATCGTCCTCCAATCGTTCGTTCGGATTGCGCAGCGTGGCTCGTAAACTTGCGCGGCATTCTGACTAATATCCTGCTAATCCAGCCAATGTGGTCATCGCGCTCCCGGCCAGTCGTTCGCCCGCGGCTCCCACTCGATTAGCCAGCGGACGGCCAGTTCGGGTGCCAAGCCCTTCGTGACGGTGCCAAACTCAATGATCGCACCGCCCACCATGCTCTCGATGCCCTTCGACGCCATCCAGGCCGACTGGCTCTGATATGACGGAACCATGATGCCCCAAGTGCCACGGAAGAGGCCCTGAACGAGCTTGTGGAAATTGCCCATGACGACGATATTGGGCCGCGGCGGCTGGAGGTTCTCAATCCACGTTTCCAGCCGGTAGGAGCGTGTGCGGGTGCTGCCGAGGTGGGGATGGCACATCTGGAGGCGGACCTCGCCAATGTTGAACCAACCCACCGAACCGGCGAAGTTGGCGCCCGACTGCTCCGGCCCGACGTAGGTCATGTCGGGCCGCCGATCACAGATCGCCTTGGCGATGTCGGCACCGGCCGCCTTGTAGTGGCTGGCGTCGTGGTTGCCGCCGATGACATAGTACGGGATGCCGACCTCGGGGATGGCCTCGGCGGCGGCGGTGACCTGCGCGTCGAAGCCCTGCGCCCACGTCTCGTAGACGAAGCCGGGGTGCATCGAGGGCGAGCCGTCTGTCACGTCGCCGGGCATGAGGATCGCCGTGCAACCCTCCCGCGCCATGAAGCGGGCGTGCTGGCGCATGTAAGTGACCTGCTGATACTTGCTCCCGATGTGCGGGTCGGAGATGATGCCGAGCTTGACGCGATGGCCGCGGATGCGGTGCAGGTCCAACTCGATCGGCTCGATCGGCGGCGCGGGCTTGTGGATGACGTAGCCGCGCTCTTCGGCGAGGCGGATCAACTCGTCGTCTTTGAGGGGCGGCGGCGCCATCTGCGCGGCGATCTCGTCCAGCGTCATCATGCCGCGCCTCGCTTCCGGTATCTCTTGATGGCACTCTCGCTCGGGACCGGGAAGTCGGGGAGGTTGCGCACCCTGGCGTAAGCCGCCATCCACCGGACGATCGAGGGCGGCCGAACCTTACGGTCAGCGAGCCATCTGTCAAAGGTGGCTAAGTCGACCGCTGATAGCTGTTCTAGCTGTTTTCGGCATTCATCGACGACGCGGGGCGGCCCGCCGTGCCGCGCGGGGATCGTCTCGGCGATCTCTGCGAGGCTCATGGCATACCTTCCTCGCTGGCGACTAGATCCTCGTCCAGGTTCTCCGGCACGACCTTGAGGCCGACCTTGTGCAGCGCCTTGACTAGCGCCTCGGCGCGCTCCAGGTCGTACTCGTCGGGCTCGTAGGCCAGCGAGGCGCCGACGAGGATGCGGTACGCCCACGCCATCGGCCAGAGCAGCGCCGTGGGCTGACCGTCGTCACCTCCTGTCACGGTGTCGTCGAAGCCAACGGAGATGTGCGTCTGCCTCATGGTTCCTCCGTTCTCCCGTGAAGGTCGATGTCGTCGCGCATCTCGCGAATGACGTAGCGCCGCGTCGGATGCCCGGGGCCTGGACGGTCGCTGACAATGAGCGTCGGGATGCGGCCGCCGGTCCGTGAGAGCTTCTGAAGCTCGGTCCAGACGCGCTCGCTGAACCAGCCTCCGGCTTTGCTCTGGACGATGAATAGGTCACCAATGAGCACGTCGTCGGGACCGCCATACTGGCCGGTGCGGCGGGTGTCCGCGATGACGGCGCCGTATGCCTTGGCGATGGCGCGCTCCGCGTCCTTCCCGGCACGCAGCGACGTGCGACCGCGGCGGACGGCGGCGGGGTTGATGGGGTGGTGGCACCGGAGACAGCGCACCTGTTTGTCAACGACGTGATAGCCAGTGGGGGAGCCGCCAGGGCATTCATAGGCCATATCGCCTGAGTCCTCAGCCCACTCCTGAGGCACAAAGAAAGCATCGGGGTCTTCGGTCACGAGCGAGCAATACCGACAGCGGGCGGGCCAGGGCATCCCGCCGCAAACGGTTGGCTCGGGCTCGTGCCGTCGGCACTTCACGTAGAGTTTCATTTCCCACCGCTAAGGACGTTGCGCTGACTGATTTCCCAGCGTTGAACTTCCGCAAGGGCAAAGTGAGCGATCTCAGCCCCGAACTGATACCAGACCCGTGCGATCTCCTCAACGAGAGCGTCCAGCAGCCTCTTCCTCTCCGCCTCTACCGCCCGACGCGCAACCTCGGCGTCGTGGGCTTCGGCGGCGGAGAGGTCGGAGTTGTCGATGATCCTGGCAACGGCCTTGATAATGTCGGACTGAAATCCCGGCAAAAGGAGAGCGTCTCGCAGCGCCTCTACCAGCGCCGCTACTTGGGCCTCGCGCCGATGCAGCGACTCGCAGACTGCCTCATAGGCAGCAGCGGTCGGGTAAGGTTGGCGGTCATGCGCTATGGCCTCGTCCCGCTCTCGGAGGGCTTCCGCCAGTTGCGCCGCTACGGGCGCGGCGGCCTTCGCGCGGTCAACGGCCGAACCCAGAGAAGTCATCAGAGACTCCACCGCTACGGGCACGAACTCGTTGACGGCCGGACAGACAAGGACCCGTGAGCGCTCAGAGGGGGCCCCTGTCCAGCCGTGCACGCGACAGACGACCCACCCGTCGGCGCCGTGATCGAAGACACAGGGACTCTCGCCCGAAAGGCGAGGTAGGCGCGGCTCAGTCATGGCTTTGTCTCCTCTAGGGCGGCGCGAGGAATGCGAGCGATACGATCCAGGACGATGGCCCCGACCTCGCCGCAGTGGCAGCCCTTGCCGCCAACCTTGCGGGTGGGGTGCTGGTAGTAGTGGATCGCTAGGCCAGCGAGAACAGTGGCGTCCACCACCGGCGTGGCATCCTCTAGCGCCGCTTCTAGCCGCTCTATCTCGGCAAGGGCGAGGGCGGCATCGCAGGGCCACGTTCGACCGCACTCAGCGCAGAGTGTGCCTACCAGCACCCCCTTACCGTCATCGTCCCGCCAGACTTCCTGTTGGTGCCGCTCCAACGCGGCGCGAAGCTCAGATCCAGTCGCACACATCAGCGTCTCCTTTCGCCGGGCTGGCCGGCTCTGCATCGGGTGGCGGAGCGGTGGGGAGCTGCTCGGCCTTCCGGCGCCGGGTCGATCGCCAAGATGCGGCTCACGTCCGGGCCTCGGGTTCGCTCGGTCCTTCGAGGATGGCGGCGCGGAGAGCTTTGGCGATCCGGTAGTTGCGCAGGAGCGGCGTGGTATCGGCCTCGGGATAAACGAGGTCGAGCGCGTCTTCGATCCGCTCGACGGTCAGCGCGTCTTCTACCGCCCGCCGCGCAACCTCGGCGTCGTGGGCTTCGGCGGCGGCGGAGAGGTCGGAAAGCAGAACATCGACTTCCTCGCGGGTCACCATCTTGCTCTGGTCGTCCCATTCTTCCCAAAGCGTGTAGGCGCATTTCCGCAGCGCCCCTACCAGCGCCGCTACGGGCGCGGCTGCCTCGGCCTCGATGGCGAGGATGGCGGCAACCGCTGTCGCCATGTAGGGATGCTCCAACAGTCGTCGTCCCGCCCCGGTGCGTGGCTCAGTCCGAGGCATCACACAACTCCTCAATCTCAAAGCCGTTAGCTGAGAACTGCGCACAACCGCAGCCGCGTTTCTTAGAGCAGGGGCCTCGGTTGGGTTCGGCCAACCGGGCGCAGGCCGCGCAGACACCGACCGATGCCCGACCCTCAATCGGCTTGTAGATGGCAAACGGCAGAATGTGACCACAGGCGAGACATTCACCCGCCTCAACGATGTGGCTCTTCATGGCGTTGTCTCCTTCGGCTTGATGACCTCCTCGAAGGGTCCGAGTCGCTCTTTCAATCCGTCCGTACCCTTACCGTTACTTACCATTACCCTTTCCTTACCAGGGCGCGCATCCGCGCGCATCCGCGCGCATCCGCGCGCATGCTCGTCTCGCACGGTGTAGACGGCGCGGCCCCCGACTCGCTGGTGCTCTGCCAGGTGGGGTATCTGGGCATGGCCGCAAGGGTGCGGTTCGAGCCGCCCGGCCACTTCGAGCTGCCCGCGCCAGGCCTCGATGCGCCGCTCGCGGGCTCTGCGCGGCTCGCCGCCGTAGAGCTCGCAGCCGATGCGGTAGACATCCCAGCGCATCCAGCCGGCGTCATCTGCCTGGCCCCACAGGCCGATGTAGAACAGGCGGGTCGCGTAGGGCAGGCCCGACATCACGGCGTCGGTCCAGAAGGAGGGCTTGATTTGGCGGATTCTCATGCCGTCTCCAGTCCCAGCACGCCCTGCGAGCAGCGGGTCGCCTTATCTCGCCAATACTTCTCGCGGCGGTATGCGGCGTTCTGTTCTCGGTGAGATGCGCGCCAGCGGCGAGCTGCCTCCCGGTTCGCCTCGGGGTGGGCGCGATGCCAGGCGTTGCTCTTGACAAGCATCTCGGAGCGATGGGCGGAGTAGTAGCGGACGTTGCGCGGATGCCGCGCGGCTCGGAACTCGGCCAGCCACGCCTCGAACCAGTCCGGCTCGGCGGCTTGCGGGGCCGGCGGCGCGTACATCACGCCCATCGTCTGAACGGGAAAGTGACCGGCGTGGCTCATGGCGCCACCTTCGGGCGACGCCGCGCGGGCGCCGTGCAGTCGTACGCATGTACGTACGCTTTGCGTACGCTGTCGTATACGAGCGCCCCGGTGAACGGCTTGCCGCAGACGGCGCACTTCGGGACGACGGGGCGAAACTGGCGCATGGGGCGGTTCCAGCGGCTCATGCTGGGTACTCCCGCAGCGCGAACGCCCAATCCGGCAGGTCGCCCTGCATCCCGGGACGCGGCCCAGAGCCTTGCTTGACGAACACCGCGACGGCCGCGTCGTGGGCGCGGCCGATCAGGTCAAGCGCCCACTCCGGCTTCATCGGCCTTGCTTTGGGGCCAGACTCGCCGCCGATGATGAGCCAGTCGATGTCGGTCAGATCCAGGGAGGGTAGCGGCCCCAGCAGCGGTTCGGCGCTGACGAAGCGGACGGCAGCGGGAGTCCGGCGTAGGAGATCCGCGCGCCTAACCCAGCGGTCATTCTCGATGCTGACGCCCAGCCAGACGTTCGGCGCGGCCAGCCGCTCAATGTCTCGCATCCGGTCTGGTCGCTTCGTCAGGACTTGGTAGGTGTGTCTCGGGGTTTGGTCCATTACATCGAATACGTCGTCGATGAACCTCCACGGGACAAGCGGGTGGAATAGGTCGCTCATCGAACAGACGAACACCCGACGCGGCTTCCGCCAATGGAGCGGCTCGTCCAGCCGCTCAGGATGGAGCCGTACATTGAGATGAGCGTTCGCGGGCGTCCAGGGTGTGACCGCCTGCCAGAAACGGTGCGACAGTGCCTCGGCGTAGCAGTGGGCGCAGCCAGGACTCACCTTGGAGCAGCCGGTCACGGGGTTCCAGGTTGCGTCCGTCCAGGCGATGCCGGTATGGTCGCTCATCTGTTTCTTCCTCCGATGATGGCCAGCAGCACCACAAGCAGGTCCGCGGCGACCCAGAGCAAGAGGACGCCGACCAGCGGGTTCACGGGAGCCTCGCGTACTTTCGGCACATTGCCATGTGCCCCTCGTTTGCCTTCTCTCCGTCGTTGTATGACTCGGAATCAATCTCTAGGCCCTCATCCATTTCTCCGCAGGCGTATTCGCCATCGTGGACACGGAACACATAGGTCTCGAATAGACAGTTCGCTCCTATCTCTTTGGCTGGCTCGTCGCGGCGTCCGTTCTTATGCCGGTCCCCGACCGTGCTAATCCGATAGTTGCCAATGCGTGTGTGGAGTCGGAAGCGGCAACTGTCAGCAACCATCAAGTGGCCGGGATAGCCGCACCATATCCACTTAGACATCGGGATCTTCACGCCGTCACCCCCGGCCATGCGTGGCCGCTGGTCGCCTCATGCTGGCCGCGGTGTGTCCGCGGCAGGACGCACGTCTCCACCGGCCCGAGGCGGGCGTCGCTGAGGGCGCCGCACATCATGGGAATGGGCCGTCGTGGTGGGCCGCCGGGGGCCGTGCGGAGCAGGGAGTCAATGTCCGCGTCGGCCGCAGACGGCGCGTCAGGCCGAGGTAGGGGAGTGGGCGCGGCTGGCCTCTGCGGCGCAACGGGCGGCCGAGAAACTGTGTCGTGCGATTTACTTGGCTCAGATTGACGTACCGGCGCGGCCGACTTCGGCTCGGCCTTGTTCTTGATCTCCTGCGCCGACGCGATGCTCTTGTCGATGAGGATGCCGAGTGAGCCGATGGCGCGGCCCCAAGCGCTCGTCTCCGCGTTCTCCAACTCGGAGCCCTTGGTATACGGCGTGGTGCCCGGCAGTTCCAGCCATGACCAGCCGATGCCGGGGCGCGGATCATCGGCGGTGCGGTAGGCGGCGGCCTTGACCCAGATACGCGGCTTGCCGTCCGGCTCGGTGCTGGCGCGGACTTCCTCGGTGACGAGGCGGCCGCCCGCGTAGAGTTCGTAAAAACGGGCGATGCGGTCCTTGACCTCGATGTAGTCCCCGAGATCGAACTCCTTGCGGTCAGGCATTGAAGATGCTCTTCCCGTCCCACGGGCAGTTAGGGCACTCGGCGGAATGGGCAGGAGCCACGGCCTCGTGGTAGGCCTTCCGGGCAGCAGCCACGGCCTCGGCGCAGACCGCCCAGGCAGCAGCCTCGGCCTCGTCGTAGAGCTTCCGAGCGGCAACCTCGGCCTCGACGCGGACCCTCTGGGCAGGAGCCACGGCCTCGGCGTAGACCGGCCGCATCAGGCGCAGGCGCGCGGCCCGCTCCTTGTTTCGCTTATGGGTCAGGATGTAGGCGATACGGTTCTCTGGCGGCTTGGTCAGCGGCTCGCAGAGTTGGTCATGGTGTAGGTGCCAGACCATTGCGCCGACCTTGACGCCCTTGAACGCGGCGCGGCAGAGGGCGGCTTCCTCTTCCGGTGTTCCGAGCGGCGGCTCACGGGTCGTCATTCGTCGTTACCTCCCGGCAGTGGCTCTAGCACCGCCATCTCGCATCGCCCGCCCAGCGCGGGGCTGTATTGGCACGTCCGGCAGCGGTCGCCATTGATCGGGCCACCGGGGAAGGAGTAGTTCACGGGCGCCATCCCAAGGGCGGCGCCGCGCGCATTCAGCAGATCGTCGGCCGCGTTCGCCCGGACGTAGCCGCCCCAGCGGGCGCGCGTCCAGTCGCGGAACTCGTCGTCCACGGCGAAGTCGAGCACCTGCCAGCCGGGCGTCCGCAGGCGCCGGACCCAGGTGAGATAGCCGACGCGCGTCACCGGCCTGCCGGTATCCTCTTCGAGCATCAGGGCGTAGGTGCCGAGCTCAACCGTCTTGGCCGTCTCGCGGGCGCGGGTGGATGTCTTCACGTCCCACACCTCGCCGGGCAGAATGATGTCGGGGTGTCCGTCGACCTCGCCGATGCCGCCTAGCGTGACGGTGAGGTGTTTCTGTAGCTCGGCGTGGGACCAATCAAAGGAGGGCAGGACGGCGCTGGTAAAGTCCTCCAGCGCAACTATCACTTCGCCCATGTCCACTTCTATGCCGTCACGCACAAGCGCCGCGTCGGCTGCGTCGGCCATGCGCTCGAAGTCCGGCTCCTTCCCTATCCGCGCGTACTTGATGGCAACCTCCACGCCCGCGTCCACCGCGGAGCCGAACGTCATGCGGGGGTTCGGGATGACCGGCCGGCGCTCGTGCTTATCGAACCAGCTTGCCTGCTGGCACCACTCAAAGGTGCCGAAGGCGGACTTGGAGAAGCCGGTGCGCTCGGACAGGTCGGGGCGGGCGCTCACTTCGGCTCCTTCAGCGGTTCGGGATAGTGCCGGAAGCGCGGCGCCTCGGCGTGGTCGAGGTAGCCCGCCAGCCAGCTCGGCCGCAGCGGTATCCCGCAGATACCGCCGGCGCGGCGCTTCGCGCAGAAGTGCCCCGGCTGCGTGACGGGCGCAGCCGGGGTGGTGGAGGAGGGGACGCCAGGATTAGTCATGCGATCAGCCTCCGCCCGATGACTTCGATGACCTGCGGGACGACGGCGTTGCCGAGGGCCCTAAGTCGGTCCACCCGAGAGGGAACCCCATGAGCCACTCGACCCACGTCGGGTTCAACGCCGGCCTCAGAGGCGGCCATCCGTTCAAGGAAGGCGGCCTTGCCAGCGCTAGCGCTTCGCGGGTCGTTCATCGCGCGGGCTTCCGCGCCACGCGCGGCTTGGTGAACGCCGCGAGCAGGAGGCGCGCTTGGTCGCCATTGATAACCGTGATGACGCGGCGGTGTGCCTGGGGTGTCATGCGGCACCTCCGAAGATGCTCTCCCCGTCCCACGGGCAGTTCGGGCACTCGCGGGCATGGATCGCGGCCATGGCGTCGGCGTAGGTCTTCCAGATCGCGGCCATGGCGTCGTCGTAGGTCTTCCAGATCGGGGCTATGGCGTCGTCGTAGGTCTTCTGGATCGCGGCCATGGCGTCGTCGTAGGTCTTCTGGATCGCGGCCATGGCGTCGTCGTAGGTCTTCTGGATCGGGGCTATGGCGTCGTCGTAGGTCTTCTGGATCGCGGCCATGGCGTCGTCGTAGGTCTTCTGGATCGCGGCCATGGCGTCGTCGTAGGTCTTCTG